ATCAGCATCGAGCCATAGCCGCCGGCCACGCCATAGCCGCTGTTTGGCGCGCTATATGCGCCGGTATCCATCGGGCGCTGCGGCTCGAATATGATCGGCGCGCGCCCGGTAAGATCGGTCAGCACCTTGGTGACTGCGTTCCGTGTGCCACGCTCACGGAACAGGTTGATGATGATGCGGGCGCGGAAACTCGCGTCTGACTGATTCGATGATCGCATGAGCGTCGAGCCGAAGAAGTCCGCCGCTATCATATCGAGCCAGCCCTCGGTCGCGGTCATGATACGAGTCTGAAGCTTGGCGTATAGGTACAACTGATAAACGAAGGCTGATGCATTCGCCAGCCCTTGCAGCAGCGCGTCAAGCAGCGGGCTATCAGGCCCGAACCAGCGCGGCAGGACGCTTTTGATGCGTCCGAAGATATCACTTTGATCGCCGATGGACATTATTCATTACCCCTTATGCGACCGAAACGGTCCCCGCCTTTACCACCTGCAACGCGGTGGCGGTAACATCTGCCGTCGCGCTGTTCAGAGTGATGCCTGTCACGTTGGTGACTCCCGGTGATGCGTCATATGCAATCTGCGTCAAGCGCGAGAATGCCAACGTTTGGCCGAGCGTCAGCGCGTTGACGTAGCTACTCAGAGCGGTGGCGACAAGCGCTGCAGTCGCGGTGTGGTCATATCCCGCAGCAGTCGTTACCGTCATCGCAATATTAGCAGTCACCACCACCGGCGCGAACACGCCGAATGTGCTTGTCACAGGGCGCACAGCATCGATCGCATTCGATGCGGAAGAAAGCAATGCCCCAGACGGCACGCCAGTTCCATCATCTATCACGACAAAGAAATAGCCATTTTGTACAGCGCCGCCATAGGTCAGGTTTTCGGTCAGCGAGTATGTGACGCCCTGCTGCAGTGATGTGATCGCATTGCCGACCGCCGTTTTCGTGGCTTTCGACAGCGATGCTATATAGGTTATGAATCGCGCACGAAACGCGGCATCCGACTCAGCATCGACGCCATTCGTGAATGCTGCCGCGTTGGTGACTGTATCGACGCCGGAAATCGGCTGATTCAGCAGCGATATTTGCCCGATAACTGCATTTGCGGCAATCCCGGCCGTCACGGCAGTCACTGTGACGTTGATGCTTGATATGCCGGCCGCCAGAACATAGCCGCCCAATGATTCACTGTAAGCAGCGTTCCCAGTGTCGAGTAGCGCGGTATAGGATTGCGTGCCGTCTGCGCTCAGAACTGTAGCGCCGACTGGAACAACAGCTTGCGCAGTCGGCGTGAATCGAGCGAATGTAACCTGCCCTGATGCCGCCACCGCTGCCAGCCGCGTTACACCAAAATCGAGCATGAAGCTGTCGAGATCGGCGGCATTCGAGGTCGCGGCGCGTGTTGTTGCTAAAAGCTGAAGTATCAAACCTTGCAGCCATAGAATAACCGTGGCATTGGCCTCCACTACGGAGCGCAGGATAGATCCTATGGTGAGATCGACGAGGCCGCGCGCTGCGCCTTGAATAGCGGCTACCGAATTTCTAACGACCGTTGCGAAGTCCTGCGTTGTTAAAGCCATTTATTTTCCTAACGGTTGACGTCGAACGAGAGCGCGACAGGCTTGCCAGTCTGCGCATCGTTGTAGTGGATATAGACCGACACGCCGCCCTGAATTTCAGTAACGGTAATAATCGGCTCCGGGTTCCTCGCCACCGATGCCTCCAGCAGAATCTGGCCGCGAATCACGCCCTTGATTTTCGCGATGTTGACGGTATCGCCAACCATGCGCGGCAGGCCGGCTCCATAGTTAGGATGGAAAATATAGTCGCCGCTCACGGTCACATTGCCATTGCTGTCGAATGCGGCCGGGTTGGTCAGCAGGCGGCGCAATACCCGCTGCTGTCCTTGCGTAGTGCCATCGACTTTCAACAAGTCGCCGGTGGCCGACAGCGTTAAATCGCCGCCGAAATAGTGATTCAAGTCGCTCATACTGGGGCCCCTGTGTTGCCGCTGCCGGTTTGAACGCCGGAATGCGTATGGCCGATGCCTGACTTGCCGCCGAACGTGACATTCGTGGTGCCGATGACATTTGGCGCTGTGATCGTGCTTGTCCCTGTGATGGCGCCGGTAACATTCATCGGCCCCGTGTGGTTCCATGCGGCCGCACTGCTGTTGATGTTGCCAGCAGCGTGGATATCGATCGATCCATCGTTGTGGAACTTCAGAAACGATCCGGATTTGTGAACCAGCCAGAATTCGCCTGACGGAACACTCAGCGGCCTGTCCTGGTCGTTGTAGAAGCGCAAGCCAGCAACGCCTGAATCTATGTCCCCGTTCAAGAATGCCACCTCTAACAGGTCGCCTATCGTTGGCGGGCAGAACATGCCCCATCCATCCCCAACCCATGGAGTTTGTAGCGGAATCCAGCCGGTCAGATTCCCCTGCGGTTGCAACTCAAGGCGAACCGCATATTTGTTAGGGTCATAGCTGCGCACAATGCCGGTGCTCGGCAATGCCACGTCGCCAAGCACATTGGACGCTTCGCGCCGCATCGCATTGAGTAGGTGCCTCATAGCGCCACCGCCGTGCTAGGTGAATGATTCTTGGCGTGCACGGTCATGTTGTAACCGTTGGTGATGTCCATTTCTCGCACGATGCTCTCCGGATAATAGGTCTGGTCGAATACGGTTCCTGTGCCGGTCACGGTGATGATGCTGGTAGGCTGCAGAAGGTTATCTGCGGGCAGCGTTGCATGGAGCTTAACTTCGTGCTTCGTGATGGCCGCATGCTCCTTTTGCGCACGTTGCAAGGCTGCTTTCGGGCTGATGTTTAAGACGGTGATCGAGTAAAGTTGCGACGTTGCCGCGCTCTGCCCTACCTTGATACCGGTTGCTTTGTTTGGATAACGAGCTATGAAAGTGCCTTTTTTGTTTGGCATCGTGTACGTCACCTGCACGACGATGCCGCGTGCGATATTCAGCGCGCGCCGGAAATTTATTGCTTTGCCGTTGAATCCGAAAACGCCGTTTTGATCGGCTGGCGGCTCCCATTTCAACGAATAGGCGTTCTCGCTCGGAAGCGCAGCCGGCTCAAAGTGCAATTCCTTGCCCTTGACGAAAACATCGTAGCCCTCGGCGGCCGCAAGTCCGGTCAAAATGTCCCACTCGCTGCGCTGGGCGTTGACCTTGATCGTAGACGTTTCGTAATATTTGCCGGTAAAGTCCGTGGTCGCCGTGACAATCGGCGTGAACCCATGGCGCTCTGCAAGCTTGTTTGCAACGCCAGATGCGGTGTCGTTCTCAAATGATTCGGTCGTTCTCGCGTCGATCAGAATGGCGGTCAGGTCGCGGCCCGACACGTGAAATTGCCGTCCTACCGGGTCATATTCGATATCATCGACGCGGCCATAAGTCAGGCTTTGCAGCTCTGCCGCGCTGTAATTATCGGCATCCACTGGGAAGCCGGCGAATATCTCGATGAAAACTTCCGTCTGGCTGGCCCACCATGCATCGTTGTATGCTGGCGGCAGAGCGGATAGCGCAAATGTGACGCGGAAGGTGTCTGCCTCTGAATACGTATTGCTATCGACCTCCCAATGCACCCACCCATCCATGCGAATGTCGTTGACATTGACCACGCCGCGCGGCTGGCGCGCAACCGATTGGGTGATTGGATTAAGCGCCATATACACCCCCGCTGCCGTCCGGTGTCGGCGGGATGATGATCGTTTGCACGCCGGTCAGCGCCGGATCGGTCAGGTTGTTGGCGCGCGCAATCGTCGTCCATGCGGTCGGATCGCCGTATTCCTTCGAGGCTATGTCGAACAGGTTGCCGCCAGCGCTGGTTGCCGACTTTCCGGAAGTGGAGATTGCGCCAAGATTCGCGCCGATGCGGCCGTTTGCCGCTTGCAGGTTCAGCAGCAACGGCAACTGCGTGTAGCCGGCAATCTGCGCATTCAAATTCGATGCCGTCGTGGCAATCGGCGTATTTGGCAGCACGCCGCCAACGGTTGAGATATTGGCGATGGTGTTGCCAGTCGATGCAATCAAGGTCGTAACGCGTGACTGCACCGCAAGGACCGGCCCCAGCACGCTATTGATCGTGCTTTGCGCGGCATTCGCGAACGATGAAACCGCACCGATCGCTGAATTGAGCGTGCCGAGCGCAGCAGACAGCGGGCCGTCGCCGATCAACCCGCCAAGCGTGTTCGCCGTCGTCATGTCGTCACTGATCGCGCTATCGACTGACGCCGGCGGCGATGTGGTAACCGGTAGCGTCGAGTCCTCGACTACCGTGCAGCTAATCTGATACGGGATTTCATAAAAACGTCGATAGTCCAGCAACGCCGATTTGATCACGACCTTGTACTTATATTCGTCCCACAACAGATCGAGCGGCTTTCCAGCGATTCGCAAGTAATTCAGATAGCGTGCACGGTCGCTGGCATTCTCTCCAATGAACATGCCGGACCATTCCAGCGGCTTGTCCTGCCGCCCCATCGCGTCAACGATCCGCTTGCCTCCGACCAGCTCATGCACGGCCAGCGCCTGGTCGCCGCCGTACTGGATATGCTCAGGAACTTCGAACCGCGAAAAATTCAGATCGCCAAGGATCAGGTATGTATCTGGCCTCATCGGATGTTCATCCCAGGAGAGAGGGGCATCATCGAAGTGTCGAAGCGGCCTGTGCCCATCTGAGGTTTGGATGCCGCCTTCGACTGGTGCTGCGTTACGATATTTGCCACTTTGAAGCCGTCCATGTTCACTTGGGTATGGACTTGGATTGGCTTATTGTTTGCACCCGGCCTCACAAAACCGCCCTCGCCGGCTGCAATCCTTGCTGCTGCGCCAGCCGTCAACTTAACGCCGCCGTCAGTCTTGACTGCATTAACCTCGTCTTGCGAAATCTTGCGGAAGGCATAGCATGCTGCTGCAATCGTGCCGATGGCGAGAACAGCGATCCCAATTGGGCTAGCAATCAAGCCAGCGGCTGTCCCGATGCCGGAGATCATGCCAGAAAGACCGCCGACAGCGCCCATCGCAAGTGACAGCCCAAGTCCGCGCAGCGCTGCGCCGAGCAACAGAATAGAGCCGCGAATCATCAAGCCGCCGGCAAGCGCAATAAAAGCGCCGGACAACAGCTTTACTGCGCCACGGTTGTTATCGATCCAGTTCGTCAGCCCCTTGACCATCGGGATCAGCTTTTCGAGCGCGCCGATAGCAAGCGGCAGCACTGCTGTTCCGAGCGACAGCATGAGCGTTTGGAATTTTGCATGCAGGTCGATCTGCTTGCCTTGCATCGTACCGCCGGCGCGGGCGCTCAACTGGTCGATATTCTCGGCATTCATATTTGCCGCAGACTGCGTTTTTATCGTTGCGCGCTGCTGATAAATACGCGATAGCAGACTGGAGCCGGTGCGATTGCCAACAATCATGCCGATTTCACGGATGATGCCTTCGTCGCTGGTGATGCCTTTTGCGGCAAATGCCGGAAGCAGCACCTTTTCCAGCAAAGCCAGTTCGCCCTCTTTTTCGAGGACGCCTGAGCCGACAAAAGAACCTGGCATCGCTTTTTTCAGCATGCCGAGATTGTTGAAACTCACCTTGCCCTTGTCCAGCAGCCCGAGCCGGTACAGTTCCTGCTGTGCTGTGATCGTGCCGCGTGACTGCACCAGATTCTGATAAATGCTCATGGCACCAGTGCCGTAGCGCTGGCCGCCAAACTCTTGAATTAAAGGCTCTGCGCCAAGGTAGAAGTCCTTGTTCGAGCGCTGAGAAAGGCCGACGCCGCCGGTTTTCAAAGCCTGCAAGAGTTGCGTTGCATCGACACGGTTGCGACTTCCGGAGATAACCTGCTGCACGAAATTTGCCTGCGTCGCGAATTCATTCTCGCTCGACAGCCCGCCCCGGAATTCAATCACCTTGAGCATGTCCATGAATTTCGTGGAATGCTCCCCGCCCTTCTGTCCGAAAACAGCTTCATTCGCAAATTTCATCTTAGCCATGATTGGCGCAGCGAATTCTGCATGTTCCAGGTTCTTGAAAACCGCCATCGCATCACTGAGCAGTGTCAAATTATCGCGTGCGCTGGTGCCGACTGTCTGCATTCCGGTCGCAAACTTAACCGCTTGCGAAGTCACCTTGTCGCCGAATCCCAGAGAGGCGAATTTTGCTGTTTCCGTCTGGAATTTCTTCGCTTCTTCAAGAGGTGCTTTGAATAGTGATAACATGCCAACGCCAGCGCCTAGCATGATGCCGCCCTTCAGTGCGTCATTCTTGATGCTGTTGATGCGCTTTTGGAGCAAGGTAGCTTGCGCTTCGGTCTTGGCAAAATCTCCAGCCAGCAGCATCAATCCCTTGCTGACGTGATTTGTCAGCGAGAGAGTTACCCCAATTTTATAGGCTGAAAATATTTTAGGTGCCTCTTATAAATGGAAATAAAGTTATGAAAGCATCGCGCAAAATGCGTGAATGGCTGGCTGACCGAGTGTCCTTCGTTCAATACCCGAACGTGCGTGCAGCAGACGACGCAACGCGGTCCGCATCACGTACCGGATGGCGGTTCGCGCATCCGATGCCGATCGGGAAACGCATTGATATGCTTATCATGTCGATTGGCCTGTTATTCATTGGCATGATCGCTGCGGCGCTGGTCGGCGTGTTTATTTACTGCCTACTCTAGCGCTGTCAGCGTCGATCCAGATCCATACAGCAACCCTTCCGCCACGGCCTGACCAAGCGTCTCAATGATCAAATCCTTGTTGTGTATCGCCGCCGGCCCGAGCACCGCGCGCGGCGGGATGTGCTCGGTGCCCAACTCCTGATACACCATAATGTCGCTGTCAGAACCGATTACCGCTTCCAATCCATCAATTTGATGGCTGACCGTGTCGCGCAGCTTGCCGGTGCGCAGTAATGGATCGTTTTCAGTAAAGCCCTGTGCAACCCGGTCGGCCTTCGTGCTGTCGGCCAGTTCCACCCATCCAGCGAACGGCGGCACTTCGCCCTGGTAATGCCCAATTTCCGCCTTGGCCGTCTTCTCGATGGCGACGGCGCACTTCTTTAATCCGTGATGCAGAGCCAGAGTTTCGGCAGCGGCCATTGTCGCCAGATGCGCAACCATTTCCCCGATGTGTGCGAACTCTTTCATTTCTGATCCTCATAAGCCATCGTGTTGAAGTTGAAGGTCGCGCCCTCCATTTCACTGAAAATAATGCACCAGCCCGTTCGCGTGATGTCATCCAGCCCGAACGCGACATCGAACGGCACGCCATTCTTGACGAGCCATAAGCATTCGCGGATTGGGCCGGACCGGACTACTTTTTTAATTCGGCCTTGTCTTGCTCTGGGTCGCTCTTTCCGAATATTTCCTGCACATGATTCATCACTGCCTCAACCCCGGCCTCATCCAGTTGCTGAATCAGAGCCTCAACCTGCATCTTGCTTCTTGGTTGATGCACTGCTAATTCATCTATCGCGGTTACGTAGATCAGCGGCAGCACCATGCGCATGTAAGTCTGGTTCTGCGCGCTTTCGCCCAGCGCCTCAATAAGTCGAAACTGAGCCAGCACGCCCGGCTTCTTGATCTTGATCGTGCGGCCAGTGGAATCGACAACGCTTGATTCTTCGCTGGCCTTTGCAAGGATCTCCTGCGTCGGCGTCGGCTTCAGTGTGATGGTTGGTTCACTCATTTCATTTCCTCAATAAAAAAACCACCCGAAGGTGGCGGCTCATTCCAGTGAGCAAAATCAGTTCAGTTGCAGCGGCGGCTGGGCCAGCGCGAGAAGCGCCGACAATTCAGCTTCGAGGACGGGCTTTTCCTGCTTGCGTTGATTCAACCCTTTGCCGTGATAGCTCCCGCGACGGGCGCTGTCTTTGCATTCCAGTTCTTTTTCCATGCAGCGATAGCGAAGGCCGTCGCGCTGGTTTTTGATGTAGGCGGCCATGGCATTAAAGGCGTCTATGTACGCGAGCTTGAATTGCAGCGCTTTCTTGCCAGTGAAGCCCATGGCCAGCAAAGTGAAGCCATCGCGGGTAATTGTGTAGGACGGCGATTCGATGGCTGCGCCGCCACTTGGGTTTTCCCGCAGGGCAACCGTCTCAGCAAAATATCCCAGACGGTCATCCGGGATTTGCTTCGTCAGCGAACGGATGCGCTTCAAAAGATCGTTGTGATGCTTGCCGAACACGGCAGCCACTTGCTGCGAAGTGGTTGTAAGCGTTTCACCATAAGCAGCAATAAAATCTTGAAAATTCAAAACAGGAACTTGGTTCATAAATGCCTTTCTGGAATGAAAAACCCCGCCGTAGCGGGTGGTTGATTGGTCTTTGCCAACTATTCAGCGCCTCATTGGGCGTAAAAAAAGCCAGCTTTTTAGGCTGGCTTGCGTTCTAATTCCGAGAACCGTCAAACTGACGGTCTCGGCGAGCTATATTTTTGGATTACGAAACCTTGACGCGGCGCGCGGCAACGAAGCGCATCTTCTGATGCACAGAGGCGTCGCCCTTGTAGCTGCCTGCGTCGTCGATCGTCAGCAGCACTTGTAGGTAGCGGTATTGCGAGATTGAGCCGTTGACCTCTTGAATTGTCTCGGTGATCGTCACCGGCAATTCGTTCAGGCCGGCGTAATAGTTTGCTTCCAACTGCGCCCAGTAATCGTCTAAAACTGAGTTCTGGCGCTCGATATCGAAGCTGCCGGACCAGCCGTCAGGGAAGCGCAGATGGCGCGTGATGCCGTCCAGCCCCTTGATTTTCTGGTCGGTGATGTCAGGCTTGGATGTAAAACCGGTGATCTGGCTGAACGAAAGCGGACCATTCGGCCCGATGATATCCAGCGAGAGGTCGCGGCCTACGGTGTATGAATTCAATGGCATTTAATTCTCCTTAAGCCAGCGCAACAGATTGGCGATTAATCGTGACGGACTGGCCGCCTTCGACGTTGATGATGAATTTTTCGGTCACCGACAGGTAGCGAACCTTCACATCGGCCTGCATGTATCCAAGCGCGACCCGGTTCTGCGGGTTGTTGGTGTTGTCGATCTGGACGCTGTACGGCTGGGTGCCATCTGCTGATCCGATCATGCCTTGGCCGTTCAATGCTTCGAGGAAAGCTGATATCGTCGCTGCAGCAGCCCGGCGCACGGTGGCGCTTTGCAGCTGGCCGATGAACAGTCCCATGCCGCCGTTGAGTGTGTAGGCTATGTAATTTGTCATGCGGGTGTAGTTGTCGCCATTAGTCACCGCATTGCTTGAGCTGTTGTGACCGAAGCGCGCGCCGAAGCTGTTGCCGGCCGGAATCGGGTTCGTTATCAGGTCGATTCCGGCCTGACCGAGCAACGTCAACTCTGCGGATGAATAATTCAGGTTCTGATAACTCTTTTGCGTACCGACGATGCCGTATAGAGGCTTGTTCAGGCTGGACTGTTCAGGCGACAGATTCGCCAGGCGGCCGGCAATGAAACCTTGCGGCGAAATCAGGCGCACCTGGTTGTTCACTGTGTCGTTGAAGTACACCCAATCGCCAAACAACAACTTGGCCGCATAGCTGTCGATGCCGGCGGATGCCTTGGCGCTTACAGCATTGGTAATCGTGTCGCCCGATGGGCCGCACATGATCATGTAAGTGCCCTCGGCCAGACCGTAGGCAACCTGCGTTGACCATTGTGTAGAGTCATCGGCGTCGGCCAGCATCGCAATCGATGTGTTCGTGTTGCGCAGCGCGTACATGCCTTTGCGTGGCACGGTATCGACGCCGACCAGAACAGCGGCTGTGATGGTCGTTGCGCCATCGGTTCCGCTTGCCAAGCTGTAGGTAGCGCTGGCCGGTGCTGTTGTGCCAGCGCCAGCGGTCGCGACTATGAATTGCGACGGGCCGCGCTGGCCGGATTGGCCGGAGTTGATCGCCGCGGCTAAATTGACCCAGAATGCATTCCCAGAGCCTGTCACGTTGTCAAACACTTCCGGCACAAGACCAGGCATGGTAACGGTGGCTTTATATGTCGATGCAGCCGAACCAGCTGCAACGATAACTTGCGCCGAATTGCCGAGCGTGCCGGTGTATTTGCTGGTGAACGTGATGCAGTTTGTCAGCACTACCACTGTTGCTGCGACGTCTGTGCCGTCCGTGACCCGAACGCAGCGGAAGTTATTTGCTCCCTGTAGCACGGCAGCAGCAACGGCTGTTCCCATGTCGTACTTGCGCGCTTGGATTGCGCCGAACTGACGCGCATAGTCGGCCATGTTGCCGATGACCGTCGGTGCATTGACCGGCCCCCAAGTCGCGGTTCCGACCAGGCCAAGGATATTTGTGGGAAGGCCGTTGAGCAATGTGACGCTCGGCGGCACAATCTGAACGTAGAGATCGGGCACTATGAGGGCGGTTGTATTCACCGAACCCGCTTGGACGACTGGCATGTATGGCTCCTAAAATGAAAAAGCCGCTAGAAAGCGGCCTGAATTGAGTGATTGCGGGTTATTTAGGAGCCGGCTCGACCGGAGCATCCGTTTTGATGAAATGGTTCTGCCATTCCGATTCGAGGTATTGCTTGATCAGTTTGGCGTCAGTGATGACGTCGCCCTTGACATGCGAGAGGAAGTTCTCAACTACGGTAAGTGCATACATGGCTATGTCCTAAAAATATGTGGTTCGTTGCGCGGTGTATTGGGTGGAGCCGTCGTTCTGCACAGAAGTGTTGAGCTGCTCCTGCGTGATCTGCGTTTCGACCTCTGTTTGCGTCGTTGCGTACTCGACTGAATACTGGAAATCTCGCCGGTAAAGCTTGGCTTTTTGCAGGTCGTCAGTCACATGGCTGTTGCGGTAGATCATCCTGGCCCCGTAGCCATCCGGCATGGTCAGGAACTCGGTTGCCGCCAGCGCAATGTCCAGCGCCGAGCCGATCGCATCGCGCTGGGCTGGCGTATTCGCCCATACGGTGATTTGAAACACGCGCTCCTGTCGGCGAATCTCGCGGATTGCCGTGCCAGTGACGCCAACTCGCGCCGCCGTGATGTTTGCTGTGCTCGGCATCGTAATCACTGCGCCGGATGATGTCGTACCAGTCACGCCGACAGCAATCAGCGCGGCCAGCGCGGCGGCAATCGTCGTCAATGTGTCGCCGGCCTGCACCGCGTACACATACGGCAGGCCATTTACCATCGCAACGACATTGTGAGCGGTGAAAGGCGACGGCATCGCGCCGCCGATCACGACCGTCTGTCCAACAATCGCCGCCGTAATCGTCGCCGTGTTGATGCTCTGCTGCTGCCAATCTTTCGAGTAGCGCGTCTTGTTGGTCTCGATCAGCGTCGGATAGACCGTGATGTGAGCCTTGCCGGCGATCAGATCGGTATCGAGTCGTGAAGCGGTAGGCCACCCGGCATAGACCACGATCGGGCTGCCAGATACCGATGCCTGGCCGGTTCCGTTCGGATAAGCTGCCGCTGCGACGATGCTTACCAGTGAGTTTTGAACGTCGATCAAGTCGCTCATGTCTGTGCCTGCATCGCTGTAATTCTCCACCCCGCGCCCGTCAGTTCCGCCGAGCTGACCACATAGCGCCGGCTCAGATCGTCCGTAATGATGTCGTCAGAGCGCAGCACCACGCCAGCATATTGCGGCATCAGTATCGACCACCACGCCATGCGGACATCACCCGGCAGGTGCGTCTCGCTCTTCTCGCCTTTCGTGCCTTGCAGCACAGATGCTGGCCATCCTTGCATCAGCAGTGTTTCGTTTGCGTCCGTGTCGCCGCCGTATCCGACTGCGCCGATGCCGGTCTGCTGCTGCGGTCGCATCACGTTGATAGTGCGGTTGCATTCGACCATCAGGATGGGCAGCGTGAGTTGCATTGCCGCGACGAAGAATGTTCCTTGCGGCCCTATCAGGTAATCGCCAACGTGGACCAGCGTGCCGTCGAACACTCCGAACCATGTCGGCTTGCCGTATTTGTTCGGATGGCCGTATTTCATATCTTCGGCGTTGAAGCTGGCGTTCAGCGTCGTAACCGTTGTGCCGATCGGCGCAATCGCGCTCGATGCGCGATAAACGGTGTTCACCGGACCAATGCGCAAAGCGGCCTTCCCGTATCCTTTATGGATACGTGATTGAAGAGTTGCGCTATCCATTAGCCGCGTACCAGTATTGTGTTTCTGCCGCCTCCGAGATTCGGCCCTGGAGGGAATCCAATAAACTCGCACATGCGTATCCGCCAAGAGTCGAACAGACGATCTCTGTCAGCTTGTTCGCGCTTGTTGTGGACCCATACGGCGGCTTGATCGGTATCGAGATTGGCAGATGTGCCGACGATGGCCGTTTCAAGCGTAGCTAAGTTTGTCAAATAGGTATTGATCAGCACCGCCTCTTCGGTTGCGGTAAGCGTAGTCAGGCGCGTGTAAAGCGACATTGTGACCATCCCAAACGATGCATATACAAGATCGGTATTTCCATCAATTGTCATGGTAGTGCCGACAGCTTGATAGCCCATATACCGCCTGGCATCTGTCATTTGCGCCGCTGTCAATGCCATCTCTTACTCCGATTTGCTTTTTGGGCCGCGTTTTTTAGTCGCGTCAGATACTTCAGAACCATCTTCGAATAGCCGATGGTCGTCAGTCATGTCTGACTTGTTGATGACGATGAATCCTTGCTGGTTATCGTCACTTACAGGTGATGCTACTTTTACAGTTTCGACTTGCATGTCGTTTTCCTCGGATTGAAACGGCAGGCGCGCAAGATATTTCCTGCGCGCCTAACCGCATTAGCCTAGCAACGTTGCGATATGCGCCTGCTTGATTGCCTGATAGCCCCATGCGAGGCGGACATGGTAAACAATTTGCATGAATTGCCGATAGACCGCCACATCAAACGAGATGCCGCTTACTGGGTCAGTGATCGTTGTTACGTCGTCAGCCATGTCCATGGCGCGACCATCCGGCCCCATTGGCATCTGCGGCGCACGTGTAACCAACTGAATCGCCGACCTAGAAAACGCCATATTTGAGGTGGCGGTATTCCCAATGGTCATTGCGGTGGCGGATGTGGTAATTGCGACGCGCAAACCTGGTGATGCCAGAGTGATGACGCCAGGAGCTGCCACACCTGCAGCGACAACATACTTATTGGTATCGCCTGCGAAGGTAACGGTATCGCCAGCCAATACAGTACCTGTGCCAGTGATCAGCGTGATTGCAGTTGCGCCGACAGCATAACCGGCCGTGTCAGTTGTGTAGCTTGCGCCAGTGCCCTTTGTTTGAGCGGTGATGCCGGCAGAGTTATGCACGTCCATTGCCTCCAAGCGGCCGACAACGCCGTTGCGCAGCATCTCTGAAGTGCCAGCTTCGTTGACCTTGAACAGAACGCTTTGTTTGCCGCGCAGGTTGGCGATACCGGCAGTGCCAAGCACCAATTGCAAATCAGTTTGCGGTGCGCCGTTGTCATCCAAGATTTTGCGTACTTGAGCGATATCGGACAGGTCGCCTGCGGTGCCGAAAGGCGCGGCTCCAGCAGTACCATAAGCGCGCGATGCGTTTTGATATGCGGTTGTGAACAGATCAACCTCAATCTGATTGATGATTGTGCGGAATGCTTGCTCGAACTGGCCGCGCAGGATGCCTGCGTAGCTGCCAGCATTCAGGAGCCCGCGCTGCTCTTCGCCATTCCAGCGAATCGGCGCATGCTTCGATTTGCTGATGGTCATCGACACATTTGTGATGGTCTGATCACCAGTATTCGGCGCACTCACCGCCGCAGTGTTATCCGCCAGCGTGGTCGCAGGAGTGATCGGCACCAAGATAGTTTGGTTCAGCGCCGCACGCTCTGCGCTGGAATTGCGAGTAACGGCAGGAATAAAGCCAACCATTTCGCGCGAGACGACATCAAGCGCCTCGTAAATGGTTGGAATCAGGGAGGTTAGAGTATTTGCCATGATTTAAAGCCTTTCTGGAATAAAAAAGGCCCGCACATGGCGAGCCGTATTTTCAGTTAGTGATTTGAGATTTGTGAACCAGGCTATCCAGCCCAAAGCACCAACTGACCCATCCAGGCGTTGGCTATTGCACTTCCTATTACTTTTGATGCGAAAAGCATGCTGTGCGCAGGCTTTAAATTTATGCCGCCTAATCAATCAACCAGTGTTGCGCCATCCTTGAATAATCCGGCGCGGTCCATTGGCGAGGCTGCTTCGTATTGCGCCCTTGTGACTGTCTTCGATCCGCCCGTGCCGCCGCTTTGCTTCGCGCCACCGCCAGATGCGCCAGATCCCTTGAGGATCATGTCTTTGTTCGCGTAACTGGAAACCATAACCTGCAGCGCCTCTTCGAAATCAGCGTGGTTGCCATGATTCGTTGCGGAGAACATCGGGTTGCCTCTTTCATCCATCGGCACCAGCTTCCCGCCATCGACCTTGAACCGATCGCCGAAAACCTTTTGCGCGATGTCGGCAGGGATAGCTAGTTTTTCAGCGATGAACTTCGAGCTTGCGAAGCTGCCGCCTACGATGTGATTGTTCAGATCGGATGTGAGCTTTGCGTTCTGCTCGGCCAGAGCTTTTTCGCGCGCTTCTGCTGCGCGGGTAGCGTCTGCCACGGCCTGTTTTGCTGATGCTGCTGCTGCGTCCTTGATTTCTTGAACCTTGCCGGCCTGGACCAGCTCGCCGTCTTTGATGTTGCGCACGACTTCAAGCGCCTTGCGCGCTGCCTCACCGTCCTCGATGCCTTCGAATGCTTTCAGCTTGCCTTCTGCGGCTTCCTTTGCCTCGCGGTGCGATTTACTCTCGCCATTCAACCGAGAAATTGTGGCAATCGTATTGTCCGCATCAAATGGCACTTCACGTCCATCTCCATAGACGTAGATTGGCAGCTTCTTTTCGGCGTCTAGTGCAATGGTTCCGTCTTGATTCAATTTAAATGGCATGGTCTAACTTTCCGGGCATCCGCCCTATAGAATGGCCTTCCGGCCGTGCACCGCTCTGCATCTGCTTTGCGGCATAAAAAAAGCCGCGCACCCGGAGGCGAACGGCTTCGAAACTGGCACTGCGATTACTTACACAACTGCGTTTTGTTCTGGCGCCGGCTTGCTGGTCTCGGCTGCCGGCATCTTCTTCAGCTCATCTTCCCAGACCAGATCCGGATTAATGATGCTGTAGCGCTTCATCTCAGCGAATGCGGCTTCTTTTGACAGTAGACCCGCCTCAACCAGACTGATGAGCGCAGCAACGAACGGCCCTGCCGTGGCAGCATCAACTGCAATCGCGGCGAAATCATCAAACACATCGATGTCGCCCTGATCCGGCAGACCTGCCCACTCGGCCATCACATCGACCATCTCATCCAGAAAATCCTCCAACCCGCTCGCCATCGCCGCGAGTTGGCATTGCGATTGCGACGTGTCGAGCGCCGCCTCGGTTGCCGTGCGGTCGCCTGGGCGCACTGTCAATAGCTCGGCACCCATCGATTCCATATGCCCTTCGAGATCCTGCAGAGAATCCCGGCCAGAACCAATTGCAGCGCCGGAATGCTCGACGTATTTCATGTCTGCACCCATCGGTAGATCGGTAATAGATTTGCCGATCGTTTGCGTCGCTCCGTTCGCATCATCCATGCCAATACGCACCAGCAGCGGCACGCGCGCAACGTGCAGCAGCGAGTCTTGATCGCTCTGCGATTGCCAGTGCTTGATATTCAAGTCGGCCAAGTCGTTCAGCGGCGGCGATGCTGTCATGAACCCAGTGCGACGCGTGTAAAACGTCACCAACGGGATGAAATCGAGCGTTGTCACACCCTCTTCGTACAATACCCATTCTTTTTTTTCGTTCTGGCGCCAGGTATTCCATGCGCCAGGAGTCAGCACGCGGACTTGCTGCACGCCCCTAGTACCATAGTCGCCGTCAGGCTCGTTGACGCACTCCATGATGCGCAATTGCGCCAGCACTTCCGCACCGTTCTTGGCTGTCGATATCCAACCCAAGATTTGCGATTGCTTGATGTGGATCGCATACGGACGAACGCCGGCGGCCTGCTCAGCTGCGCGCGTCACGTAGAGCTGCGCGCCGCTTTCATCTTTCGTTACCGGGAAATCAACCAGGACATGCGTAATGCCGTCCTTCAATCCGGCGCGAAACACATCTTGCGCGAACACATGAAGATTCCGCCCGCAGCAGTCGATATCGTCAAACCACGCCTCAACGGTGGGGGCAATATCAGTCCATTGCACCGGCTCGGTAAATGGCTTACCAGCCATGTTCTCTATCGTGCGGGCAAATGCGTTGTACAGCGTCGAAGTCTTCAGCCGGAAATCGTAGCTGTGCTGTTGCTCTGCTGGCCATTTCGGCAGATACAGCTCGCCAGCGGCGCGCATCGCCTTGGTGCCGCCCATTAATGCCTCTACTTTGGCCAAGTCCGGGCGCATCGCATCGACTGCGCTGCTGGTTTCGTTGACTTTTAATGGCATTTTAAATATTCAGATCTCGTGTAATTGCAGTGCGTTTTACGATCGGATAGCGCTTGACAATGAAATAGCCGTTCGCATCGCAGTTCGAGACAATCGGCGACCCTGCATCAAGCTTGAAGCACCCAGTCTCAGGAACCGTCAGGCAGTACACTTCGCGAACGCCTTGCGGGGAAACATCCGTCACAAGACTTCCTTTTACTGTAACGATTTGCCTCGAACGAAACGCCGCACTTCCCGCAGATGCGAGTAATGTTGTCAATTCCGCTCTGCCGTCTGGCGTGGGCCTTGCAAGCTCTTGAGCAGAATTTGACATCACTGTTTTTAACGGTGCTACTTGCATCAAACTGTTTTCCGCAGCAAGAGCAGGCAGCCTTAACCTTTGCACGAAGTGCTGCAACAGTTCTCCGGTACTGCTCCTCGTGCCACTGTTTGCCAGCGTCTGATGCGTGCCATGCTTTTGTGTGCGACTGGTAAGTTCTGCCCATTTCAGCAATTTCGTCAGCCCGATCAAAGCCATGCTCTCGGTTGTGATCCTCGCCAGGCAGGCAAAATAAGTTTTCAGGTTGGTTGTTGCTCCGATCGCCATCGACATGATGGACGTGATAGCCGTCAGGAACTGGCCCGTTGTACGCAATCCAAACGGCGCGGTGAAGTCGCTTCTCGCCATCAGCGGCTGAATCTTGAAAGTACTTCCCGCACAGGTAATACCGTGCTCCGCAAAACTCTTGGCATGCCTCACTAACAACATGCACTCGTGGCCCATCAGGTCTTTGGCTTGAATCCATTTGCCGCCCCTCACAAGAAAAAGATGATCTTGTGAGCATTGTATAACGTAACCATTCGCAATGGTGATCTTGACGGTGCTTTTGACCCCGGTTTTCCCGGCGCCGGAGTAAGCAATCCATTCGCCGCTTGGCCCGATCACCTCGCCAACTGACGGCAACATATCAAAGCGAAATGCACCAGCTCGCGTCTGCACCACAGTATCTGCAGTGAAGCATGCATGATCGTGCCCTGTTTTCTTGTCTGGCTGCCCGTCCAGCCCCCAAACCTGCTGCTCCAATGCCTCTGTGGTTACCGGGCACAGATCAGTGTTGATCTTCCATCGCCGCACGCCATCAGAATTCAGAATCATCGCGTTGTATGCGTTCACTCGATCCTTAACAGCCGGGTTCGCCGGGTTCACCTCAACCTGGAAACCGGCCTGGCGCAGTATCGACAGATCGGACTCGCTGGCATTCTTGCTGCTAGTGTTTCCGCCAGATGCGTCCGGGTAAATCGTGATGTGATGCCCTTTGTCCTTGAACTCTTCTTTGAGAATCCTCGCCATCTCCGGCGTGTCACGAACTTTAGTGCGCTCAGCCAGTGTGCGCGGCAGGCCATCGCGGATCACGTTGATGCATGCCGTCATGTTCTGCACGTTGAAGTCCATTCCGACACGTAGCGGCTCGTTCTCTTGAATTGACTCCACTGTGTGATTCAGCCGGCGGTCAAACGTCGGATAAACGCTTCCGCTCGTCAGGTTGACGAACTGGCCGCGAAGATAAGCTGCGATCAGCTGCGGCGGGTATGACTCATGCAGCGACGGTATATAGTCGTCTGGCAGGTTCGTCTCGTTGTCATACGTACTCGCCTGAATCAGCCCGTACAGGCCTGCAAGCGCCGGCTTCTCGCGCACTGCCTTGACGAACTGCTGATAGACGAACTTAAAGCCCTCCGGCGTCGTTGTGACGTCAATGCCATTCAGCAGACCAGGCACCAGATACCGCATCCGCGCGATAATCTTGCGCCACGCGGTTTCCGCTTTCAGCAGCGGCATCACGTCAAGTTCATCGACCAGCGCGTGGCCGATCTTGAACCCGACGATAGTCTCCGGCTTTTCCATCGACCGGCAAATTACCGTGCCGCGATACTTTCGCCCTTCGTAGACCTCAACCTCGTGGTCCGCAACCTTGACCTTCGTGCGCAACCCGAGACCAAACGCCACCTCTTCCATCGTCGGATAGAAGATATCCCGAATCTGCGGGTATGTCGGCGCAAAGTAGCCTTGGTTGATACCAGGCCATTGCCAAAAGTGAGCGCCAATGCCGGTACATCCAACCCACGTTTTACCACTGCCGAAGCCGGCAACGTATGCCTTGAACTTGTGCGGTAGCTGTAAAAACTGGGTCTGCGGAACGTTAAGAGTTGGCCGGATCGTGCTCATGCTTCCGCGCGTCCTTCGTCTCAAATGTGATTGCAACCGGCGTTGGCGGCTCGTCGTCAGGCTGCATGGCGTCTTTGTTTGCACGTAACAGGTTGAGCCCGATTTCGCTCGACGTATTCGCCATCTTTTGCAAGATGGTTACCGCCTGCAATTCATTGGCACTCTTCATCGGGTCAATATCGTCAACCAGATCAAGCTGCTGATTCGCCAACATCGATAGGCGATGGGCAGAGGCCGCGCTCAATTCGGCGGCCGACGCTAAATGGCTACTGGTGTTTGCCAGCTTCCGAGCCAAGTCGGCAACGATGGCCTGCTTGGCATATGGCAGTTCTGCAATCTGTTCGGCAATACGCTTAGTCTCAGCGTCCGCCTTAACCTTCTCATGCGCCAGTACTTTAAGGGGGTTTTGCGTGTTCGGCGATTCGGCTTTATTCGGCTTTATTTTGCGCCGAACGCTTGATTCATTTACGCCGAACTCAGCTGCTAGCGCATTGATCGACTCTCCGTCTACAACGTGCCTGCGCTCAATTTCAAGCCATTGCTCAGCGCTTAGCGATGACTTTCGCCCCATGACCTATCCAGTAAAATTACTGACGCCCGTGCAACGTCACGGTATAGAGCGTCGATCCATTGCCGGCCGTTACATGCGGACGGATTGTGGCCGTGTCTTCGCAAACGTTCTTTATCACCCCAGTCGATCCGACAGTCAAGTTCAGAGCGGTTGTGCCATCTACCGTCAACGTAGGGAATTCCACGCCGTCATTTGACCCCTCAATTCGCAGGTTTCCGCCGACACCATCTGCGCCACGAACCTGAATTGAGCGATCGGCATATGCGCCGTAGCTCACCGCCTCGCCAACGTCGCCATTTTGCATATTCGGCCAGGTGACCTTTAGGGTGGCGCCGTTTTCAATCACCGCTGCAATAGTTGCCATGTCTTACCTTCTGCGCCTGCGCATCAATGCTGCAATAAATGTTGATATCGGCGTGTCTATGCCGCCGGTCCCTGTGATCGAATCTGTTGCGTTGCCTGACTCGGTGATTGTCGGCCTGGTGATCATCGTCGTTGAAATCAAATCCGATACGGATGCGGACTCTGTGACCGCTGCGAGCGCTGCCAGGATCATCGAATTCGTGTCTGTTGCCGTTCCTGTTTCCGTGATTGCGGCCACTGTCACTAGCAGGCCAGATGACGAATCCGATGCGCTTGCGGATTCTGTTATCGATTCGCCTGCGCTTGAATTCGTCGCGTCAGTTGAGTCTGCCGATGACCCTGATTCAGTTATTACCGGAGCCGTGACAAATGTTTGCGAACTGGCTTCGGTGGTTGTTTGCGGCACGACACGGATATAGTCGAACGAGTAATAGGGCGAATTCGATACGCCGCCGCTGACGATATTTCCCATCGCGGCGCCGTAGCACTCCATGACGAATGAGGTGATTCCATCCATGTCGGAGCCTGTTTGCCAAGTAACGTCTGTCGCGATGTTGAATTGTTGCAGGCTTGATGTGGTGTTTGCCACATAGCCCCGAGATTTCAGGGTTGCGCCGGTTGTGGTAATCGCATTGTTCGATACGGTGATTGGCGTTCCGGTGTACGCGCTTATTCGGACGTAGTTGTTCGGATTTAGGCCTGTGTAATAAAAAGAAATCGGCCCGATGTCAACCGATTTAAAATCAAAAACCGTGCCGCCCATGTCAACTACAACCAACTGGCTAGTACCAGCTGCGGTTAGCGCGTCGCTGAAAATTGGCGCATCGGTAACTGGGACGCCTTTGTTTGTGGCTGTCCAATACTGTCCTGGATACTGCAATCCGCCGTGCGTCGACAACGTCATTGCTGTACCGGCCGACACCGAAACAGAATTCGGGTTCGTGATCGTGTACGTCCCGGTTCCGCCTGTGCCGGTGCCGAATGATGAAATTTGCGGCGCGCCGGAAAGCGTGGCGCCACCTGTCGCAATCTGCTCGCCAACGTGGATGGTCCCACCACTAACGGCAGTAACTGTTAGCAGAGTTCCAGATATTGACCCGGTAATCGGGATCGGCAGGCAGGTGTGGCATGGCTGAGCAAATCCACCCAATGCGTTTGCAACACCTGATGACACATTCACGCCCTGCTGACTCAACGTGCATTTAGTGGAGCCGTTCCCATACACAAACGAACCCATCTTGTACGTTCCAGCAACCATATCAACGCTGCTGACATTTTGTGACTTGTTGAGATTGAATGTTGACCCACTCCCGGAATTGATCAACGTTCCGCCTGTAACGCCTGGGGCCACAATGTACAGGCCTGCTTGTACCGTTCCGCTTGTGACAGAATTTACTGTTAGGGTGGTGGCAGAAATCGAGCCGTTGAAAACTGCAGATGGAATGACAACAGCCGCGCTTGCGACGCCATCGCTATTGCCGATGTCATATTCGAAATACGTTGTGCTAGAGCCAAAGGAGACAGTTACCTCCGTCCCTGTGCCAACCACGCCGTAATTCAGACCACCATTGGACGACTCAGTTGCGGAGCTAGATTCGGTAATCGCGGCAGTTTCGGTTGTTAATCCATTCGCCGATTCAGATGCCGAACCGCTTTCGGTGATTAATACCAACCCTGCAGGAAAACTTACCTCTGTAGCGGATGCCGATTCTGTTATTGCTGTATTTGTGGCGACAGAGGCCGAGCATGAATCACCAGCAGATCCAGATTCAACAATGCCCGCCGCTGTCGGATCTGCTGGCACGTAAAACGGCACCATGTCCGCAAAAACCTGCCACGGATTGTCATACAACATTGCGTATTCATTGATCGTCAGCACACGATCCCACGCGAGCAACAGACTGATTTTATGATTCGCGTTGTTGCAAATCGATGTAAGCCTGTTCGTTGAGGCGGCCGGCAGTCTTGTTCCGCTCCACGCGGAAGTTTGCAGCAGCTTGCGCTTTGCAAACCATCTAATATTCTGGGAGGCATCCAGCGACAAGGCAAACCGACGAGTGAATTTATACGAAAGATCATTCGCAACCGGGCCGCCGACAAGTGACCGGTTAGGGGAGCCCCCAGTGTAGGCTCCGGCACTTGTTCCGTTGCCAGTGTAGACGTTGAACGAATCGAATGCGGATGATCCGTCATCGAACCGGATATCTAGCCCAAACCCATTTCCGCTGCTGAACGATTTGACTATCGAACCTTCGACCCTGTTTGCCCCCTGAGCTGCCTCTGCGAATATCGTAAATGCGCCATTCACCAGATCGAGCTTGGTCTGCCTTGCAAATGTCAGAGCTGCGGAATTTGTTCCGTGAATTGCAGATGCGCCGCTTCCATCGATAGGCTTAACCAAAGAAGAAGATGCGGTCGATCCAGCGGAAACAAATTGCCGGCTGATTGCGTCGTAAAATCCATTCCCGACCGGGTAGCAGCAGAACACCAGGCCACGCCCAAGCCCGATGCCGCGCCGAACACTGGCGATGCCTTTCGGCTGATTGATGCGCCCTCGCGGCTGATTAATAAAGGACATCTGCGCCCTCTATTATTGCGAATTGCTGTTGTACAACTGATAGTAGACCGAGTTACCGGAGCTTGCGAGAGCGGCGCCCGAATCGTTGAACGTGATGATTTTGCAGTATGCAGGGACGAACCCCAATGCCGCCTTCAGGCTGAACATATCGCGCTGCAAAGTGGCGTTTGTATTCGCCGGAATGACGCCGATTTGTTTCAAGTTGACCTGGTCAGTGGTCGTTGTGCCTGAACTCGGCCCCGTCGTGAAATTCGTGTTGTCTTCGCTCAGTTGAGCAAACACCAGCACTTGCTTATTGCCGCTCACAGTGCCGGGCGTAACCGCAACCTCAACGACAATATCCGTCGCATCAGCAGCAGTAATCGTGCCGTTGTTGACATACGTGACGTTTGCAAGGGAGTTCATCTCCGTGCCGGCGCCGAGTAGCGTCCGCGAGCCTGGTACGTCAGTAGTTACGATTGCCGTCATGGTCTATCCTGTTGCGAGTTGAATGCTGATTACTGCGCTTGCTTAACTTCTTCAAGCCGATCTTCCGGGAAATAGCCCTCGTGGTCCTCGCCGTCCTCGCCCTTGTACGCAACAAGATAATTAGGAACGCCATCGACGAACGTGCCGCCCTTGATTTCGCCCTCGATAACGTGCTGTTTAAGCTGGACTTTTGTGCCTTGTTTCAGTGCCATGATGATTTCCTTGGGTGCGAATTAGATCGAAGCGGTATAGCTGACGCTGACGGTGTCCGTGTTCACCACGGCCTTGTCGCCGCCCGTGAACAAACCAGCCGAATACAGCGTTCCGGTGGTGCCGTCTTTTGTCGCAACGGTAGTGAGGAAACAGCCCTTGATCGTTCCAGAACTGGTAATCGAGTATGTCAGCGCGGCAGATAGGGCTTTTGAACCAGACGAAGCGGACGACCATGCAGCGGTAGGGCGTGCGCCTTGCGAGTAGGCCGGAGTGTTCGCATTGCCAGCTTCCAGCCATCCAGCGTGCGATGACATCGTGTCACCAGCAGCAACCGCCGAGTAACTCGTGGAAGAAATCAAACCGAGGTAAAACGCAGCCGTGTACGAAGAGCCGGCCAGACCGTTATCGAGCAGATAGTTTTTCCCGACGGTCGTGACCAGGTTTCTCGCAACCTCGTCCCGCCAAACTGGATAACGCGGGATTGCATCGTAATCAGCCTGATATTTTTCGAGCAACTTCTTAATTCCAGCCATGCGCCAGAAACGCCAGCCAGGGCTTTCTTTTTGCAGAGTCTCGATCCGGTCAAGCAATACAACAGCCTTGTCTTTGTATTCCTCTACGACGCGCATGCAGGTCGCGACATAAACGCCCGATGCCTTCGCGTCTTCGCGAATACTCACAGACCTGCCGACAAGCGCGTTCACGCCGTCGATGCTGTTTCCGCGTTCACTGCCTTTTTGTACTGTCATTGCGTAGCCCCAAATAAAAAAGGCCCGCAATGGGCCGTGTGTTTTTGTTTCGGAAATAAAAAAGCCGACTGCGATTTCTCGGAGTCGGCGAATAAGGTTTTTTGGTTACGTCGCTACGGCAGACGCGCCCAAATTAAAAAGCCCGCTGCATTTACATGAGCGGGCGAACTCCGATTAAGGAGGGAGAATTAAATAGTTGATTCAGTTCTTGCATTACGCAATAATTGCGTATATTATTCAGTCATCGATTGCAGCAATTCAGCGGCAACGACCAACAAGGAGAACAACATGACATACGAAACTCTGAAAGCGGCAGTCCTCGCAGTCGAAGAAAACAACAAGATCAATGATGGCAAGTGGTCTAACTGGGACGACGCTCAACACATTGCAGGCACATACGAAATCGGCGCGCTCACGAAAGAAGAAAGTGCAATTCTTGAACGCGCAATCGATACGGACGGCAAATCGCTACCTACAGACTTGCGCGCAGCAGAATTAGCCGAACTGTCTGGCGCGCCATTCGATGGCGTCGGGTACTGGATCAGCACTATCGAACAGCGGTACGCATAACCATGGCAAACAAAAAACGCACATCGCCCATTACGCCCGCGCAGATCAAAGAAGCGCGCGGCGGCATGTCTCAATCAGCGGCTGCCTCAGTAGCTGGCTACTCTCTGCGACAGTGGCAAAACTTTGAAGCCGGCGAAGTCGCCATGTCATCGGCGGCATTCAACGAATTTTGCCGGGTGAAGAATACCAATTGCATTACGCAATAATTGCGTATATACTGTGATTCATCGGTTGAGCGAAACCGACAACCAAGGAGAACAAAATGCAAACAAGCGAACAGATCCGCGCAGATCACGCAAATATCAACAATGCGCCTGGAGACCGTGCTGCCGTCATCGTCAAAACCGCATACAGCGCGCGCAAATTCAATCTCGGCGTGCAGTTTTGGACAAATGAAATGATCACAGCAGGGCAAAACGAAAACACTGACGGAACAACGTCCAAATTTATCGAATTACTATAATCAACTGACTGGTGCGAGTCCGCCCGGTTACCCGATGCGGACCGCGTTGATGAAGATAGCGAAAGCCCTGGTACATGCTCACCGCCGCAATGCGCGGGCCCGTGCGGACTATCAGCAGTCGATTGCTTGCGCATACGCTATCAAGTGAGCAGTCATTGCAGCCGGCGCTGCCGGTCGCCCCCGGATTTATTGGGCTTTTACCGTAACCGTTGACCACTCACTTCATAACGCCACATCCCCGATAAACTCCCTTAGCTCATCCGCAGTCGGCAAGCGCCAGTTGTCGCCCTCCTCGACCATCCAGACGCCGCAAATTGACCTGAACTTTAGCTTATTCGGCGGCTCTGGCCTAACAATGCGGCTTGCCTGCTGCGTCATGTCGTAGCGACCGGATGGACCGCAGGACAGCTGGCGGCGAATGGCATCGTTGCTCATGCTGCTGCTACCTGACGCCAGTATGCATGCACCCAAGACGGCGAATGATGCTGCGGCGATGCGCGTTCGCGGCGGTCTTTCAGCTCGCGCATGATTTGCCTCGAATCTTCTTTCTTCAATTTCGGATGCATCTGCATGTCGATCCCCCAATGAGAAAAGCCACCTCAGTGGGTGGCTTTGCGAATTTCAGAGCGAGTTTTTCCAAATGGTTCGAGGCTTAAGGATGCCGCACCTGCGAAATCGCCCGAATTATGCGCATCGGATGAATCGTAAG